CTATGTCGTCATGCGCTGGTGGGACGGCATCGTGCCACCAGAAGACGATGATTTTTCCTGCGAAGAAGAAGGTTGCTGGATTGGTGGCCCCGATGTCGACAGCCTCGCTAACAGCGTTGTCGCGTGGACGTCGTTTGAGCCGCATCCAGAAGCCCCGCCAATTACTACGAGTATGCACAGTTTCGACGCAGCCAACGGCACGGAAAATCTCTCGAGAGCGGCACGGGGAATTCCAGAGAATGTCATTGCGGCGAACCTGGAGTTCTATCGAATGATATCGAAGATGGGTCATCAGGAGGTCGGCGCCAAACGCAAGGCTATTTGGGCAAAGCTGGTCAAAAAGCACAAACTCACAAAAGTCGGAGAGCCAGCATGACCCTCTCCCCCTATCCCATCTCCCGCCGTCTCCCGGCTCATATCCGCTCCAATGAGGTGACGGGATGAGCAAACTCACCGACTCTCAAAAGTCCGCTCTCAAATGGTTCAAGAACCGTGGTGGCGACGGCATGTTTGACAAGACGAATTGCCTCATAGCCAGAGGCGAGCGGGCTGGCGTCATGCGCGGTACGTGGTCGGTCCTCGAAAAGGCAGGCTTGGTCGAGCGCTATCAGAACAACAAGCGCGTCCGCATCACGGAACAGGGCAAAGCCGTCGATCTGTCGATGGTCTATTTTGAATCGGAGTGTGCGTGAATGGCAAACCTCAGCAAATATGCAGGCCAAAAAACCGACAACCGCCGCAGGCTTCCGGCTGACGAAGAAGTCTATCGCCTGCGCTTGTCCGGCGTAACGGCACCAAACATTGCAAAATGGTACGGCATCAATCGCGAGGCAGTGCATAAGGCTATTCGCCGGCACACTGGCGCACTCTGCCCGTGCGAAGCGGCTCGTCGTCATTCCCCCTCCGATATCGAACTCGGGCACAAGGCGAGGGCTGAACAATGCCCCTGACAGACAAACAATGGTCCGCTGCCGGCGGCGCTGCGTTCCCGTGTGATGGTGGTGTAGATAGTAACCTCTATCCAGACCCAGGCATGACGATGCGAGACTATTTCGCGGCTAAGGCTGTAACCGGCATCATGGCCGGGCTCATGGCCCCGTCTAATGACGGACATTGGCACGGTTGGAAGCCAGCAGCCATAGCCTCTGAGGCATACTTGATCGCTGACGCTATGCTCGAAGCTAGGGAGGAGTGAATGGCAACTATACTTTACGCCGCCCGCGCGCTCTCGGATGCAATGGCGGGGCTTCATATTGAAGGTGAGATAGTCGTCCTTATACCCGAACATGAATGGAGCCGCTTCTGCTTCTCGGCGATCCGCGAAGTAGAAACATACGCCATGTATGCTGACGGCAAAGTCCGAAATGGCGGGCCGTTCCAGCAAATAAAGATGGCTGGCGTTAACTTCCGATCGCTGGAGGCGTGAATGAACTGGTTTGCCGAGCAGCGTCTCGCGTGGGTCAAGGAAAGCCTTGAGATTTTCGGCCATGTCGGGCGCGGACACATCATCAAGAAATTCGGAATCAGCCATCAGCAGGCATCCACCGATTTGCGCGAAGCGCAAAGCCGCTGGCCCGATCTCATGGACTACGACAGGTCTGGCAAGCGCTATGTGACGCGCATAAAGGAGGCGGCATAAATGGCCGAAGCTATCCGCATTTACCTCCCATGGCTGCTGTCCGCCATTACGATCTACATGACGGTTCTCGCTGGCAATAAGGCGAAGAACGCATGGTTGTTCGGCCTCGCCAATCAAGCTCTCTGGCTGATCTGGATCGTCACGACGCATTCCTGGGGCCTCGTTCCAATGAACCTCGCTCTCTGGGTTGTCTATGCCCGCAATCACATGAAGTGGAGGTCAGCATGACCGCCTCCACAGACATCACCAAGGCAGCGGAAGGATGCGTCGATGCAATCTTCGAAGACATTCGAGATCGCCGTTTCCTGAAGTGGCTTTTCAACCAGGATGGTGACGGACTCATTGGCTATCTCAATGGGCAGCCGCTGACCTCGCTTGACCTTGAAGTGCAAGGCGAAATTCGTGCGGCATGGGAGGGCATCGTCAAGATGGCGATAGCCTCCGAGCGTGAGCGCTGTGCCATAGTTGCCGATGCACAGGCGGTAGATTGGCTGCAAGGCGTCAAGAAGGCGAACTCCGTCGAGGCGCTCAACTATGCCAACGGTCGGAAAGACGGTGCGCAGGTCATCGCCGCCGCCATCCGCAAAGGGGAGGCGTGAATGCGCGTCACCGATCTCGAAAAGTTCAGTCTCGAGCAAATCTGGCGTCCTTACCAGAACAAGCCACCCTACGAGTTTGAGAAGCGCCTTGAGGAGGCGCCGTACAATCTCGGAGACACCGCCCGCATGCTTCAGGAAGACAACGATTGGAGCCGCTGCGTCCTGAGCCGGCTTCGCGCCATCGGCGTCACGTTCCCGGCATACATCGTCCACCCATTGGTTGATGTGGTGAAGGCGGCAACGAAGAGGGAGGCCGCATAGATGCCCCGCCAATACGACGCTCTCACCGACCAATGTGAACCATACGATCCCGACGCCAACATAACCGTCCGTCACGGCACCGAAAACGACGGCAAGGCGCTCGCCACAGACATATTCGACTGGCTGTTCGAGCGCACTCCAAGGGCAATATCTCGCAAGCCTGTTCAAAGGGAAACCGTGAGGATTGAGGAAGCCTGACATGATCATTTTCCTTTGGCTTGCCATTGCTTCAATCGTCATCTCGGGTCTCGTCTGGTGGCTATTCCTACGAAATGCATCATTCAACGAATATGCTTCCGGCGCTGAGATTGATGAGGAAGAACTCGCAGAAGCTATAGAGCGCGAATTCTTCAATCCTGCTGGCAAGGATGGCCGCGGCTCCGATTTTCCATTTGCGGGGCGGTGAGATGGCGAAAGTTCCAGAGCCAATGCTTCATCTGCCTTTCCGCTCCCTGTTGGAACTCGGCTTCGAAACTCAGGACATTGCGAACGCCAAGGGCATTCACGAGGCCGATGTCTACAACACGCTCGCCCGAGAGAAGGGCGTAACTTTCTACAACGGCCAGCTTGGAGCGCATTTTATTCGCGCTGCCAGCGGCATGAAATGAAGTCGGTGCTGGCCGCTCAGTTCTTGGCGGGACTGCGGCCTTAACCGATGTGAATACCGCCGATACGGTCCTCCCGCGGCGGGGCGCCTAGTGAGGGAGCAAGAGGCAGGGCAATACGCGCTCTTCTCCCTCACTTCGAATCCCAGATGGGCGAGGACCAAGTCGGCAAAGGATGGGCTTCGGCCTTTCTCGTAATGCCCCGGTTCCTGATGAAGATGACGATAGTCGGTTTCAAGCAGGAGCGCTTACACGATGTCAAAGATCAAGCTACTGGAAGGTCAGAGGAAAACGGCAATGTCTACGGCGGTCGCATATGAGTACGTGCGGAAGATGGTTGAACGGGAAACAGCGGGCAACGGCGATGTTGAAAACGCTGTTCGGCGGATAGCTAGGCGCTCTGGGTTATCGTTCTGGCAACTCATGCACATCCGCGCCGGACGCGCCAAGGTGATGACTGTTGAGGCTTTCACATCCATCCGCAAAGCGTACCTTGATTACTGTGAGGCTGAGGTCCGGGCCTTGCAGGAAGAAATCCGATTGGACCGAGAAAAGTACGGTGACGGCCATGATCTTTCGGATCTGGATATTGAGGTTAAGGCGCTGGCTACGAAAATTCGGGCGGCGCGGGAAAGGATTATCTGATGACGGAAGCCCTCCGCAACACGACACTGAATGAGGACGAGCGCGCCGCGCTCTACGGCTATCTCTGCCGTCAGGAACGCGACCAACTGGCAGTGATTGCGGAGGCGGAAGCCAAGCGCAAGGAAAACTTCAAGAAGGCGAAAGAGTGGTCTTTTAGCAAAGAGGAGATCACCTTCCATGAAAAGGCGCGCAAGGCCGGTGAAGGCTCCTCGATCATCAAGAAGCACGCCCTCCACAAGACGATCCTGATCAAGCTCGGGTTCATTTCTGATGATCGTGGCGGCGACTTGCTCTCAGATCGCGTCGACAAGCTCCAACTCCACAATCGTCGCGGATACGATGACGGCTTGTGCGGGGAAGGCGGTCCAGGAGCCTCAGGCTTCGCCGCCAACAGCGATGAGGACCGCGCCTATATGGATGGCTGGAAAGAAGGCCAGCGCGTCTACGTCGAGAATTGGCAGGCTGCAATGGAAAAGGCGATTGCCGCCAAGACGAATGAAGAGCCACCGGCAAGCACGGACGCGGACCCCTTCGAGGACGCTGCATAACAAAGTTCTCGGGCTCGCTGTCCTCCCAAGTGCGAGCCTGCAAACTACTCAGCCGCGAATGGCTGAGGCTTTTATTCAAAGCCGGAGTGAAGGCCGGTCAGAATGGCGGATGAAATGATCCCAGACGGGGCACGATTTCCATCCAAAAATTCGCTCAGTTAATGCCAATTTCGCCCAGGGCGGACCTGCTGCGGCGATGCGTTTCGGATCACAGGCCAGAGCACCGAAAGGAGAATTCACGTGCTTAAGAATTTGCTGTTTTACCGCCTGTTGATCGTCAACACTGGGGCCATCCTTTTGGTGGCGTGGGGGGTTACCACTGGCTACATCCAAAACCTTGTCTCGGGCGAAATCAGAGGGCTACCCTACGCCATGGCCGCACTGTTTCTCGTCGGTTTTGTCTCGACCTTCATCCGAGCGTCGAAGGTCAGCAGTGGGCTCAATACAGTCAAGAGCAAAGGCGTTTATGACGCGAGCAAGATGGCAATCAAGAACGCCCACATCGGCGACATCGGCAGTTGGCTTGTGACACTTGGACTGATTGGCAACATCGTTGGCTTTACCATGGCGGTGTCTAAAGTCGATCTCTCCGGCGGTCCTGATCAGGCGATGGCGGCAATCGGCGCGATGATGGATGGAATGAAGTTCGCTTTCAATAACACTCTGATCGGCACGGCCCTCGGCCTTTGGACCTTGATCAACGCCAGAATGCTTTCGACGGCAACGGCGCTCCTTGAGAAGGACGCCACGTCATGAAGAGCGCCGATGAAGTTAATTCCGTCGCCTATCGCGACGTGCTGATGAATACAATTCTTGGCCTTGTGATGATGATTGCCATCGTGTTCCTCCTGGTGAAGGTGGAGACGTCAAGGGCTATGGCGCAGGCCGAGCCGCCTGGAAATCTCATGGTTGATATCACATGGCCGCAAGGCGACACCGATGTTGACCTCTGGGTAACGGGACCGGGAGAGCCCGTCCCGGTCGGATATTCGAACAAGGGCGGCGTGCTCTGGAACCTGCTGCGTGACGACCTCGGCAACTGGCCCGATGCAACACCGTTCAACTACGAGAATGCCTATACCCATGGGATCGTGCCAGGAACATATTGGGTCAATGTCATGTGTTATTCCTGCAAGATATTTCCTGTCCCCGTGGATGTTGAAATATCGCTTAATCCTGGCAAGGGCGAGAAAGACAACAAAGCGCCCACGAAAATCATCCTGATTACGAAGGTTATGCTCACCAAGCCAGGCCAAGAACGCACCGCAGTGAGTTTCAAGATGGACGCTGCTGGCAGGATTGATGATGCCTCCCTCAATTCCGTTTTCCGGCCGCTACGGTCGGCAAAGAAGGGATAAGCCAATGCTCAACATAATCCCCACCGATGTCATCGCGCCAGCCTCAATCCTGCTTTTCGTCTGCGGAGTAATGGCGACCGTAGCTGTCTGGTCAAGACGGGAAACCAGTTTGCGGCTCGCTTCCGTGGCTGGACTGTTTATCTCCATTCCCGTTGTCATCGCCGCGCTGTCGTTCACTCTCGGCTGGCCTGTGCCTTTGATCGCTGGACTAAATGCTCCTCCTGGTGATTGGCAGGTGATTGGATCGAAGATGGTTGTCGGCGAGGGCATATATGTCCTGCTCGATACGGGCGATGTTCCGAGACATTACCGGCTGCCATGGGACAAGAAAATGTCCGACAAGCTGCAAGAGCTTCTGGATGGCCAGCAGAACGGCGAGCGCGGCGATCTCAGGCTCAAAATGCCTCCCTTCGAATTCAGTTGGAGCCGAAAGAAGCCTCCGGAATTCTACGCGATGCCTCAACCGAAGGTCATCCCTGACAAACCACGTCAGACAGAACAGCCGAAACGGTACAATTCGATCGGCGCATGACGGAATGACTGCCGAGTGAAGCGGCAGGATAGTAAGGCGGATGAAATGATAATACACCAACGACAAGCGTTCTGTTGCCCTGCCTGCGGCGGGTTCATCGGCGAAGCTGCTCCACTCGACTTCGTTGCCAAGACCATCCCAGGTTACCAGGCGCAAGTCTTGATGGTCTTACGTCGGCATATTGGCGAACCCGTTGCCAAAGATCACCTCGCCGACATCATTTACCGCGGCGATCCGAACGGCGGGCCGCTCTATTCGAACAACACAGTTCCAGAGCATGTCAAACGGCTGCGCAAGCGCCTTGAGGTGTTTGGGTGGACCATCGCAGTGCAGGGGCGTGGGCAGGGCGTGCATGCCACGTATCGGCTTATTCCGCTGGAGGCTGGCGCATGCTGAAATCGAAATACACAGTGGGCGCCAATGTGGGACGCCTTCGCCTCATTGGCTGCGAGAATGACTTGTGGCGGTGCAAGTGCTCATGCGGCAACGAGCCGGTATTCCAGGCCGCCGATCTCGCCAAGGTCAAATCTTGCGGCTGCATTGTCATCCTTGGGCTCGATATCGCCACCACGAGCGGATGGGCAGTGCGGTACAGTTGGAAAGACCCGTCGGCGATCCTGTGCGGGACATTCTATGTCGGCAAGAACGACAGCGGCGATGAAACGAAATGGGAAGAGAAATACGCCCTTGCTGCCAACCACGTTTACAAGCTCCTCAAGGAGCACAAACCGGACTTTGTTGCTATCGAAGAGCCGGAACATCGCATTCGTCGTTTCGGCAAAAAGCAGGATCCAAAGAAGCCGATCGATTTCGCCGCCATCAAGGCGTTCATAGCTAGGCTGTCAGCCTTGATGTTCAAGCACGGCATGGAAAGCAAGGAAGCTGTTGGATTTATGTCGAAGCTCGGCGGGGCAACAAGCAATTCAAATCAGATGCAATTGTCCGGCCTTATCGGCGCGGTGGTTGGCGTGTGCATGAACATGGGCACGCCGTACGGAACGGTTACAGCGCGATCATGGCATGCGATCTACGGCAAAGGCGTGAAGCCTGCCGAAGGGCAAGATTGGAAAGATATAGCCATCGCCCGCTGCGAACAAGCCGGCATTACGATGCCCTCCACGATCAAAGAGCGGCGAGATGCATGCGAAGCCGTATGGATATCTGGGTATTGGCACAAGTGCGACCTCCCAAACTTCAAGTGGATTCAGGAGCGACATAAAGCTCTGCGTTCCGACGCCGCGAAGATCGCCGCCGCCCGCACAACAATATCCGTCAAAGAATATCGCGATCTCTTCTCAGGAGCCGCCGCATGACGAACGATCACCCATTCTGCCAGCGATGCAAGCGCTACCACACGGCAGCCGAGACCATTGAAAGATGGCATCGGTGTGAGGAAGTTACGCCGGCCCACGACCGCCCCCAGGTAGACCGCGCCGCTCCCCGTGATGGTGCACCGACGGCGGAGGCGGCTTGATGGCGCGTCTGCTTACTGGCAACAAGACGGCATCGGCGGAAGTCCGCGGGGATGATTTCTATGCGTCTCCATACGCCGCCCTGCCGCCGCTGCTTGTATCGGAGGGGCGCCGGCTGCCGCGTGTGATCTGGGAGCCAGCCTGCGGCAACGGCGCGCTGGTGGTCCCGCTGCGCAATCGCGGCTTCGATGTCTATGCGACCGACAAGAACGAATGGGGCTGCCCTGATGCGTCAACTGGCATAGACTTCACCTCTGAAGTTGCCGAGCGCTATCGGCGCGGCCTGCCGGATAAGATTGGCATCGTTACCAATCCGCCATTCAACATTATCGAGAGCTTTGTCGAGCGCGCGGCGGCGATGGCCCCCTATACCGCGCTGCTGTGTCGGCTCGCCTTCCTTGAGAGTGAAAGCCGAATGAACTGGTTTCAGAAGGTTGGCCTGCGGCGCGTCCACCTAATATCAGAGCGGCTGCCGATGATGCACCGGCATGGCTACGACGGGCCGAAGCTTTCCAACGCCGGAATGTGCTTTGCATGGTTCATTTTCGAGCCTGGGCTGAAGCCAGTCAATCAGGTGCCGATCAAGTGGGTGTCGTGGAAACTCGCCTGCCGCCGTTTCCCGCAGCATGAGGCCGACGTACCGCCTACCGCTCAAACAGCATTCCCACTTTTCCAGGTGTCAGCATGAGCAAATACGAAGACCGCGCCGCCGCCATGGCAAGGACACGCGACAATCCGTTTGAGCGGCAGTTGCCGGCGAACATCGAAGCCGAACAGGCGCTCTTGGGGGCGCTGCTGGTCAACAATGCCGCGCTCGCCCGGGTGCCGGAGACAATGTCCCCGGATTACATCTCGGAGCCTTTGCACCGCAAGATATTCGAGGCGACCAAGGATTTGATCAAGGCAGGGAAAGTCGCCAGCCCTGTCACGGTAAAGACATTCCTGCCAGCCGGCGAGAAAATCGGGGATTTGACCGTCTCGCAGTATATGGCGCGTCTAGCATCAGATGCCGCATCGATCATTCACGTTCCCGACTTGTCCGACGCTGTGACAACGCTTGCCATGGGACGGCTCGCCATCGGCCTGGGCCAAGACCTTACCGAGGCTGGCTATATCAGCTTCCAGCGCGACCAGTTCCGCCAGCGCGTTGCCGAAATTCGCGAGGACGTGGATTTCCTCCTGCGGACGCTCGATTACGACGAAAAGCCCCAATCATCCTTTGCCGACTCCGTCGATGAATCCCTCGACAAAACAGGAGAAGCGGCAGCCGGCCGGGAGCCGATCGGCATTGATCCGGGACTGCCTGAAATCTACTCGCTGACCGGCCCATGGCAGAAAGGCCAGTTGATCATCATCGGTGGCGGCGTCAAGCAGGGCAAAAGCGCGCTAGCCATGCAGTCGATGTTCACGATCGCCGAAAAGCACGCTGTCGGCTGCAACAGCGGCGAGATGAGCAAGACGCAGCTGATCATGAGGGAGAAGGCGAGGCGCACCGGGATAAGTGCCAGCCGTCAGCAGCGCGGCTCTGTCAGCGAGCACGAGTTCCAGGAACTTGTGCAGGCCGGCGCGGAGATGAAACACCTTCAGCACATCAACATCGATTGCCGGCGGATGACCCTGCAGCAGATCGATGACCAGATCGGCCGCCTGATCGGCGAGAAGGGTATCGAGACGTATTTCCTCGACCACATCGGCAAAATCCAGTGGAACGGCAAGATGGAATACGAGGACGAGTTCAAGCAGGGGCAGCGGGCGACGTCGATGCTCAAGGATATGGCGCAGAAGCATGGTATCCCCATCGTCGCACTCACCCACCTGAAGAAATCGACGTTCCAGGATTACCAAGGCCGATCATTCCGCGACCGCGTTCACGCCGCGATCAACCGCCGGCCGACCTATCGCGATCTCGTGGGAAACATGGACAAGGACGCTGATCAAGTCCTGATCGTGTTCCAGGCAAAGCCGATCGTCGCCGGAATGGAGCCGGAAGAAGGATCGAGCGACTATGCCATATGGCAGGAGGCCATGGAGAAGGTGAACGGCAAAGCCGACATCATCCTGTCCCTGTCACGCGAGAGCGAGTTTCCGCGGCGCAAGGAAATCCAATGGAACGGTGCCACCACGAGCTATGGAGCCCCGTTCAAGCAGGTGCAGAATGACAGGGGATTGTTTTAGCATGGCCAAGAAAATGCTCGTTGCCGATCTCCTCTGCGGCGCTGGTGGCTCGTCCACCGGATGCCAGCGAGCCTTGCGAGAGCTTGGTCTTGAAATGGAACTGGTCTGCCTAAACCATTGGCCGACGGCCATAGAGACGCACAAGAAGAACCATCCAGAGGCCAGGCATTACGTACAAGACATCGCGACGGTTCGGCCGCACATCATCGTTCCTGAGGGCTATCTTGACCTGCTGATGGCTTCGCCGACATGCACGCATCATTCCGTCGCCAGGGGCGGAAAGCCCACCAGCGATCAACAGCGGTCCGATCCATGGCACATCATCACATGGCTGACAGAGCTTCGCGTGAAGCGGATCATAATCGAAAACGTTTGGGAATTCTGTGGCTGGGGGCCGGTCGATCATCGCACCGGAAAGCCGGTCGCATCGCGCAAGGGCGAATACTTCCATGCCTGGATTGAGACGATCAAGCGCCTCGGTTTTGAGCCGGAGTGGCGCAAGCTGAATGCTGCCGATTATGGCGATGCCACCACCCGGCAGCGGTTCATTCTCATGGCGCGGTCCGACGGCCGCAAGGTGCACTGGCCTATGCCGACGCACAAGAAGCGGGACGACGTCAAAGCGGACCTGTTCGCGACAGAACAGCCGTGGCGCCCAGCGCGCGAAATTATCGACTGGTCGATCAAGGGGCGATCGCTATTCAATCGCAAGAAGGCGCTCGCTCCGAAGACACTGGCCCGCATCTATGCCGGCGCCGAGAAATTCGGGCTATCCGATTTTCAGGGTTGAGACATCACCAGAAGTCCCCGGCCTTCAACGCATACTCAAAGGTTGACAAATCCACGCCATGACCAACAGTCGTCGACAAAATTATATCCGTCTCTGGATCGCCCAAGGTCAGCTTGAAGTCGTAGAGATCGATGAGCGGTTTGACGTTGCCGTACTTCAGGAGCGCCTTGGCTCTGAGCGTCTCAAGGTCGTAACCACGGCCACCACGAGCAATCTCGTCGAGCAGGCTGTTCACTCCCTCGACGTACCCATTCGTATATCGAGCGTCGAAGTAGTTGAAGATGAGATTGTGCCAGCGCTTGTTGCGCATGAAGGACAGGATAGCCTTGAAGGCAGGCTCGAACTCCTTCGGCAGAAGCTCGCGCCAGGCCTCATAAGCCTTCTCCGCCTCTGCTCGGCTCTCTGCGTTGTAGATGTCGTAGAACCACTCTTTGAGGGTCACGGCCGTCTCGATGGCCGGATGTTGGCGGAAGACGCGCTTCAGTTCCAGTTTGTCGTCATCCTTGAGGCGATGGGGGCGAGCCGCCAACAGACCGATCTTGCCCTTCAGGGCTATCCTGTCCTCGTTGCTGACGGAATTCTGAATGGCCTTTCGGACGTTCGACACGGCGTAATCGGCGTAGCGAACGACGTGGAACCTGTCGACCACCACTGTGGAAGCCTTGAAGTACTGCTCGTTGAGTTCCTTGTATGCCCAGTGCATGTCTTGTGTGATGACCTCGACCTTCATGCGCTCTTGGTGGGTCCATCGCTGGAAATACTCGACAAGAACCTCCTTCCTGCGGGAGTCCAGAATGTCAAGCAGCACGCGGTTCTCAACGTCACCAACGACGAAACGAGCCTGCCCACCCATGTACTTTTCGTCCATACCCATCACACGGGGAAGGTCATAGGTGTAGTTCTTCAGCCGCTCTCTAGCGTGATCCTTGAACACGCGGCGGACGAGGCTCTCCTTCACGCCATTGATGTCACCGCTCAGGGAGAACTTGAGTTTGGTGCCGTCCTCGGCAAGCTGGTCGCGGAAGCGGATCGTCATGTTTCGCTTGGGGTCGATGAAGGGAAGATCATCCAGAAGGACCGCCCCGCAACTGCGGCATCGGTAGCGTTGCCGCTTGATGCGGAGGTAGGTCTCCATTCGCTGGATTGGATGGTCGCGGAAGTGAACGACCCGGGTGCCGTGTTTCACCACATCGGGGTCATCGCACTCGCAAGTCGGCTCATGCGTGAAAACCGATGGCACAACGTCAACGTACAGTTTCCCGTCGATCTCCTCGATTTCCATGGACATGAAGCCATCCAGCCGAAGCAGGTCAAAGCCATGCGTCCTTGCAACGTCGTCCTTCACTTTTGCCCCCTGCAACGGGCGCAACCATACCGGGCTTCGGTAACCAGTCAATTAAGGGTGGCAGCATGACGGCCTATTACAACGAAATCGATCCGTATGCGGCCGCTTGGCTGCGCAACCTCATCGTGGAGGGTCTAATAGCTACTGGAGACGTGGATGAAAGGTCAATTATCAATGTTCGGCCAACTGACCTTGCCGGATATACCCAGTGCCACTTCTTCGCTGGCATTGGAGCATGGAGCTACGCCGCGCGCCTTGCGAAATGGCCAGACAGTCGCCCTGTCTGGACTGGATCGTGCCCATGTCAGCCGCTCTCCAAGGCCGGGAGGAGATTGGGCGCGGCCGATGATCGATATCTTTGGCCAGTGTGGCGCGACCTCATCCGCGAGTGCAGACCTCCTGTCATCTTTGGCGAACAGGTTGCAGTTGGCCTCGGCAGGGCGTGGTTTGACGAAGTTTCGTCTGACCTGGAGCGAATGGACTACGCCTGCGGGGCGCTTGTTGCCCCGGCTGCAGGCTTCGGGGCCGAGCACATCCGCGATCGACTCTGGTTTGTGGCCGACTCCGGCGGCACGAGATCACCGAGACCTGTCCCTGACAGCGACGGTTCATCCGGCTTGGTTCGGCCGGAAGAGCTTCAGTGTAGCGACTTTGGCCTATCTGCGGGGATATTCCCCCGATCAGATCGCGCCTCTGTACTGCCGCTTGATGGGTCTGCCCGACGCGTGGATGCGGTGCGCGCCTTTGGCAATGCCATCGTCCCCCAAGTCGCCGCCCAAGTGATCGGCGCATACATGGAGATAGCCGCATGATCTACGCAGTGAGAGAGTCGCTTTGGCCAGGCAACAACAGGCGAACCCTAGTCGAAATACCAAACGTCAAGTTGTTGAGATTGGCAAACGCCACCGCAATTTTGGTCAAATACCAGAAGGTGGATGTCGCCACCGCCCACAAATGGGTGCTCGACGGCAAGGAGCACGAGACTGGCCTGTGGGTCGATGCCGGAAAGGTCCGCTATGCCCAGCCTCAAAGCTGACCATCATCAACCTCGAAAGACGAAAAGAACATGGAGCAACGATTTTGGCCATCAACCTCAGAAGTCGGAATGCCGAAATTCGGCTGGCCTGAGCCGTTCCTCGTGATCCTCAGAAACCACATGGCTGGGCAGAGCGTCAACCAGCCGCTTCCGACAATAGCAGCCAATGGGACGCATATCGGCCTCGCCGAGCCAGTCATCATGAACGGCCGCAAGGGCAATCAGGCGAAACCAGTGTCCAGCGAGCCTATTCCTACTCTCGACACCAAAGGCGGCGTCTGGCTGGCAGAGCCTCTTGTGCTGTCCGTGAACAATAGTGGCGCGCCCCGCACAGCTGGTGACCCTCTGCCGACAATCACTACTGGCGGAGCTGGAACGGAGAGGCGAGAGGGCTGTGCGCGACCGATGCTGATCGAGCCTTTCGTTTTATCGCAGGCATCGGGGGGGAGCCCGCGCTCAGTTGAAGAGCCAATCCCAACGCAGACGACCGGCGGCAACGGCGCTGCGCATGCGCTGATTTCCCCGTATTACGGCTCTGGCTCTGGTGAGACCTGCAACAGCGTTGACGAGAGCCTTCCGACGATCACGGCAAAAGCTCGTTTTGGGATGGTGGTCCCGGTCACCAACTCGAACGGCGGAGCGCAGCCGCGAGACATCGCCACCGATCCTCTTGCCACCATGACCACTGCCAAAGGCGGCGAATTCGCAATCGTCCTGCCCGTTACCCACGCTGGCGGCCATGACCGAGTTCTCGATCCGAACGACACGCCGCTGCCGACCGTAACCGGCGCCAACCGTGGCGAACTCGCCTTCATCACAGCGCAGCATGGGGAGCGTCCGGGGCAGGCGCCACGCGTTCACGACATCGATCAGCCGGCGCCGACGATCGCAGCCACAGGCCATGTCGACCTCGTCCAGGCCACGCCGCACTATGACATCCTGTTTCGCATGCTGGAGCCTCACGAACTGGCAGCAGCCATGGGCTTCAATACCGATGACGCCGTCTACGAGTTTGCAGGCACCAAGACGGAAAAGATCAAGCAAATAGGCAACGCGGTTTCCGTCGCCAAGATGAAGGCTTGCGTCGGGGCGATCATGGCCGACGCAGCGCCGAAGCGTAAGCCGACTGTTGAGGACGAGTATCTTGAGGCAGCAGAATGATCACCTCCTCCATAGCTCGCGCCATCCCCACGTCGAAGGGATTCGCTGCCGAGTATTTTCTTGCTGGCGAAAATGAGCCGCACAAGCTCTGTGACGCGCTCGGCCGGCCGCAGATATACCCGACAGCCCAAGACGCGCGTGTGGCCGCCCTTGAGGCCCTGGTGGCCGCCATGGAGCGCGCCGACGCAGCCTATATCGACCCGTTGCCGGATCAATTCTGGCTTGAGGTAAAGCCGAAGACACGGCTCGGGTTGATCGTGCAAGCGAAGAAGAAGTTCGCCCGGGTCGAGGCGGGCCGGGTTATTCCAGTCGAGCGGAGGGCGAGCGCGTGACTATTCCGTTCGATTTGGACTTCGACATCTACTCCCTCTCTCTCAATCTGAGCCATGCAAAGGAAGGCTCCCGCACGTTCGACAAGCTGATCGCCAAGGTATTCGAGCGCCAGACAACCGAGCCTTGGTCGACGCGGTTTGAAAAGACTGCTGATTTGTTCAAGGAGGAATTCGGAAGCCAAGGCTGGTCTCGGGAGTGCCTGTACAATTCCTGCAACGGTATCAGCTGGCACGTTCGTAATGACGAGACGGGAGAATGGTTTCCTGGCCATGGCGATACGGATGCGCTGGCACTTGTCTGCGCCCTCGTCAAAGCGAAGCGCGGGGAGACGGAAGAATGAACCACCTTGCCTATCAAATCGGCCCCATAGAGGCCAAGCTACGCGCAGAGGCAGCAGAGCGCCGCAGGAGGTTCATGGAGGCCAAGCCGCCAGCGCCGCGCCTGATGCTGGTCAAGCCCGCCGAAGCCGCTACAGAAGCCCCACAGCGGCCTCCAGTGGCGTTCGACCATCATGTGCTGGCCTACAGGGCTCAAACATCCGGCATCGCCTACGTTCTCTATGAATGCCGAGAGCGCGGGCTGACGCTCGATGACCTTAGCCGGTCAAACCGAAGCCATGAAATGGTGATGTTGCGGGGAGAAATCGCCCACAACCTGTCAACCCGTTTCGGCTGGAGCTATCCGCAGATCGCACGACATCTCAATCGCGACCACTCATCAATTATCGGATGTGAGGCGACGTACTGCTCGATCAACCATATACAGACGCGGACAAAGCAGCCTCGCCGTGTCGTCACCCCCGAGCAGATGGAAGAGATCAAGCGCCGGATAATGGCCGGTGAAGGCCTATCGACGGTCGCTAGGTCGATGGGCCACTGCGTTTCCACCATCGTGCGCCGATCGATCGAAAGCGGCTGGTATGTCGTCAATCGCCGACCGGGCAAGAAGAAGATGCCATTGCCGCTCGACAAGATCGAGCAGGATTACAACGCGGGCATGGCGTTCAGGGCTATCGCCGCCAAATACCGCGTCAGCACAAGGACGATCAGCAGGGCCGTTGCCGACCATGGGTGGGCGCGGAAGGCGGAAGCGAAGAGGGAAGGGCAATGACAGATCATCCCTGCGGCTTATGCAATCGTGGCCATTTCCAGCGCACGCCATGGCTATACACCTATCAGTGCGATGAATGCCGGGTAGCGACGGTAATCAAGGATGAGCGGCGGATCACCTGCGTTGTGCCCCTGTGCCGCCGCACGCGAGGTGACCGCAAGGGCGACCTGTTACGGCCCGGTATGGAATGGCTGTGTGAGGGTCACTGGAGAATGGTGTCTCGGACTTTAAAACGGCGCCGAGCGAAACTGCGGAGCATGGAGAAGCGCGCCGATGACAGTGGCAGGCTCAGCAGAATTGACGCCGCCGATCGGGTGTTGTGGGAGCGCTGCAAGCGCCAGGCGATAGAAAGGGCGGTAGGGATATGACAGACATCGCCGAAATGCTCCAGAAAATCCCGCCGCACCGCATGGAGTGGCGCGCTCGGCTGATTGACTTCCTTCTGCCTCGCCTCACAGGCACGGCGAAGGAAAAGGAACTGGTGCTGGATATGATATTCGCCTCGCTCTCCGAAGCTCATAACGAAGGCATCAAGGATTGTTCCGATTTCGCTGGCGACCTAGCGGACAAGTTCACTGGCGATCGGCAGTTTGTTCTCAGGACAATACAAAAGCGACTGCTTCAACTGCACGACATGAACGCGAAAGGGCAGGGAACATGACTATCGCAGACCTCATCGAAAGACTGGAGCATGCCACCGGGCCGGATCGCGGCTTGGACGGGCGCATTGCTTGGGCGCTCGGCTGGCGGTTCAACGGCTTCATCTGGGATGGCGATCCGGTAGGTGGCCCTGACACCGTGGAAGATTTCAATGAATGGGACCAAGTCGGCGGCTGCTGGATAAAGCCTGGAGATGATAAGTTCTATGGGGATTCCTCGCTCTCGAAACATGAGATGCGTGAAGGCGAGATGGACGACAGGTGGGCGAACCCGCCGTGTTGGACTGCTTCTGTAGATGCATCCCTTGATCTACTCCGCGATATTCTCCCCGGTTGGCATGTTGAAAACCTATGCGAATGGAAGGCAACCGTTTTGCGGGATCGTGGGGAATGGATGTGCGATCTGGTGTCTACACAAAAGCCCAGAGAGCCCCGCCTGCACGTTAAATGCGCTCACGCGGTAAAGCCTGCCATCGCACTAACCGTCGCCATCCTGAAAGCAAAGGACGCGCACGGAACATGACATACAAAACCCGCGAACCGAAATGGCCATGGCATGACTTCCTTACGCCCTCTGAGCGCGATGAGGTGCGAAAGCTGGAGAAGGATAGCCACGAAGCCAAACGCCGCCTAGCGGACATTACAGCCATAATAAACCCTATCCGCAACAGGGCAATACAGCGGGCGAAGTATGATGCATCGAAGGCGGGGCAGGCATGATCGACACCGCCGAGGCCATGGCTATCCTGACTGAGTTCGGCGTCGAGGTGATCCCGGCGAGCGGGCATAGTGCGCCCGGAAATACCAAAGCTCTTCGCAGCCTGCAAAGGATCGTCAATCATCGTGGCTACGATCACGCGCGGTTTCTGATCTTGACGTGGAAGGAATCGAACATTCGCAAAACGGTGTTGGACGCTCCGACTGCATGGGCGCTCAGTGACACAATAAAGGCCATGGAGAAGAACTTCCCGGATATCCTAGCCAATGACCCAGAGCGATGGTTTCGCTTCGTAGATGGCTTACCAATTGGATGGATGCAGGAATGGGCTCGGCCAGTCGATAACATTAACCCGAGAAGGCATGTCATGTTCGGCCAGATTTGGGAGAGAGCAATTCGCATCTTTGGCGCAAGACAGGGGGATTTGCTGGACGACAGAAGGCTGAGCGCATGACTGCCTTCCTTCAAAAGCAAAAAGAAAAAACTAGAGACAAAGGAATGGGACTTCAGCGCTGCCACAAGCTAACGCGCGGTTCGAAGGACAACGTCCTTCGGCGGGGTTTGGGGCGGCAGCCCCTCCTTAATAGATATAGAGATAGGGGCATAAAAATGACTTGTGGATTCAAATGTTTACGGGAGCAAATCATGGTATATTTACATGGAATTTGCTATCTTTATGCAATATTTGCAAAAGGAAGCACACATGCCTCGCAGAAGGATAAGCCACATTGACGCCAAGACTGGTGAAGTGCTGGACAGTGGAGTTCTTGCCTATATTACACCCAAGCGCAAAAATGGGTTTGGAAAAGGATGGATGGCCATGAGCCAAGAAGCGATGAAAATCTTAGCGCAGCGTCGAAAGGAAATAGGCGGTGAGGGGTATGCAGTGATGTTCTCCATCATTGGCTCCTGCGGTTTCGGGAATGAGTTCAAGGCCGTCAACCAAGCGCAAGTCGCGAATGAAACCAACATGCATCAAAGCAATGTCAGCCGAGCGATCAAGCGGCTGGTCAAGATAGGGATATTGATCGAAGGGGAGAGGAAGGGGATCAATAAGGTATACAGAGTTTCTCCAGAACTCGGATGGAAGGGCGAAGCTAAAGGCCATGTCATCGCCTTAAACGAGGAACTTCAACGGCGCCTTGAGAGGTCTACAGCATGACATTCGAAGACATCCAAGCACTATTCATCGCCGCCGCCGGCACTGATCGCAAGCTACCAGATACGGCACGGCCAACCCCACTAAGGGCGCAAGCATTGCCCTACTTCCACCTTGACGTGGAAAAGGCAGGCTGGATTCCCGCCGACTACATCAACGGGGAACCAATACCAGGCAAGACGATTAGGGAGCGGATTGCCATCAAGAGAGCCGTCAAGGATCAACTGGAGATCGGAGATCGAGGGAGGCTGGACGAGGAGGCGGATCGGTTTTGGGCAGGCGGCAGGGTAACGCCGCATGATGTTACGGAATGGGAGCGCTGCAACGAGCTAATCGTTCATGTCGAGGATACCAGCGAGCGCCGCTGTCTCTGGCATTGGGCGATCGCTAAATCAGGCGGGAGGCCATTCAATCATTGGTGCTTCGAGGATGAAGATATCCACCCTGAAACAGGGCGCCGACGCAAGAATAATGCAATCCGCAGCATCGTTTTGGCACAATCCTGCGTAAAGACGGCTTTTAAGCACGAAATCGACGTATCAACTCTGTTGCATCAACCCACCGAAATCATGCATATTGAGGCTAAGATTGCACAAGGCGTCACAGCATGGATGGCCGATAACAACCGCCCTCTCATCTGCGACTTCGACACCGGCCTGAAGAACTATCAGTGGGCCGAACGTCAGAACGAACTCCGCCGGCAACGCGAACGGAAACGCAAGCAAGAGGCGGCATAGGAATTTTGAAGCGTAGCTCAGCAGGTAGAGCAGGTGACTGTTAATCACCTTGTCGCTGGTTCGAGCCCAGCCGTTTCAGCCAGAATAACGCGGGGTAGCCAAGTGGTTAAGGCCTCCGGCTCATAACCGGAAGATCGGCGGTTCAATTCCGTCCTCCGCAACCAGCCTTCGTAGCTCAGTTGGAAGAGCGTCTGATTTGTAATCAGAATGTCAGGGGTTCGAATCCTCTCGTTGGCCCCAGTTTCGCGGGCAGATCGCAAGATCGCCGAAAGGCCCGGTTACTGGCGCCCGCAAGCATATCAGTGAAGCGGCGTGGAAAGCGGACACGCAGCGGAGGTGCGAATTGCGTGGATCGCAAAGCACATGAAGATGGGTGACTTGCCCCGTATGAAAGGCAAGCAACGACGATCTAGAGCCGGAGTAGCGACCGGCCTTCACTGAACAGACATAAATGTTTGAAAATAAATGGAATTTGTGGTATCTTAAGCGGGCCGATTTGGTGCTGCTAACACCTCCTCGGCCCTAACCAAGCCTGAACAATGGAGGTTCAAGTGGCTAACAAGGAATTACCACAACAATCATTTCTAAATAATCTCTATTTCTACGATGAGATTACTGGTCTCCTAACATTGAAGGCGACCGGAGAGTCGGCCGGGATGAGGGGGTCTGGCGGGTATCAAGTAGTGAAGATTGGGGATGGTACGTTTTTACTCCATCGCATCATTTGGAAGATGGCGACTGGAGATGACCCAGAGTTCATCGACCATATAAACGGCATCAAAACTGACAATCGCCTATTGAATTTACGCTCCGTAACGAAAACTGGCAATAATCGAAACAAATCCACCCAAAAGAACAATCAAAGTGGCGTCAATGGGGTTACTTTTAGGCGCGGCCGATGGGTTGCTCAAATCCCAATGCCCGGTGGAGGGCGCCATTTAGGCCAATATGATACCGCTGCAGAAGCCGTAGCAGCGCGCAAAGCGGCAGAGAAAGTCTTAGGGTATCACCGCAATCACGGGCGCCCTCAGCCGCCCGGCTAATTCGACTATCACAGCCCGTCGCCACCGCGACGGGTTTTTCATATCCAACAGGTGACAGATGACCGAAGACCAGATCAAACACATGGTCAACCGCTTCCTGACTTGGAGGTTGCCGGAGAACTTCAACCCCGATGGCGGTATCAGCTTCAAGCGGACGTTCAACGAACACACCGTGCATCCCATGAAGCATGAGCCATCCGGCACGAATCTCTTCGACGCCACACAGGCAGAGGCGATGGTGCGGCATATGATCGATGGGATGCCGCAGCCGATCCTCGTGACGGTCGTTGGTGATCAGGTCCGCGATCAGCACGGCAATATTGTCGGAATGGTAGTGAAGGCAACATGACCGCCACCGCATTCTCCCACACCCGCCGCGCCTGGGCCAGACTGGTCTATAACCTGCGCAGCGGCCTGTCATTCTGGCTGCTGTCGTTGGCCATGACCGTTGCCACGGAGCGTGAGCGGTTCGCGCTCGCTATGGCTGCAAGAGATCATGCCTACAGGACAATGGGGATGGATGTGAAATGAAAGGCAACCCAGATAGCGGCAACGAAGATGAGTTCAGCATTGGGCAAGCTCTGCTATGCATTCCGCTCGGCGTTGCCATCGCAGGCCTACTTATTCTTTTCGCTTCTTTCGCTCATGCCGCGGTACACCCCGACACGGAAATGCCATCTGTAAGGCCAGAGACGGCCAAGGAAGCGCAACAGCCAAAGCCGCGATGCGTGAGGCTTCGCACTGCGATCGTCACTGTACGCCTCGCTAGTGGTGCAGTGCTGATAGCCCCGATGACCATTGCGGTGCCGTGCTGATGCCAAAACTCAGGGATTGGGAAAGAGATGGCATGCTCCGCGATTACGCAAAGGGTGTCCCGCTGAGCGAGATTGCCGCGCGATACGAGGTGAGCAAATCTGCTCCGGTCATGCTGGCAAAGAGCTATGGTGTCATTCGCGGCTCGTATGTTGATCCGGCGAAGATGAAGACGCCGGTTCCCGAATGTCCAGTGGCTGAGGTACGTCGCCTCGCCGCCAAGGGGCTATCTATCACTCACATTGGCGCCCTGCTTCGGTGCCGCTATGCCGATGTGGCGAGAGTGCTGGCGTCGTGAATATGGCGGGATGGTTCGGACCCTGGTTTTATGGACGGCCTAAACCAAGACCTCAAGAGACAGATTGAAAGGAGATCGACATGGCAAAGAAAACCAAACCGAAGCCGATGAAGCCGCGGCCAGGGTGCTGAACAACAACCCCCTGTCGTCTCTCCTCCTCCCAAGACAACAGGGTTGATCGCCAGTAATGGCGCAGAGGCCAGCTTTCGGCGGAAGGCTGGCCTCAACACTTTGAGTAATGTATATTGGCAAATAGAGTGCGAGAAATCGCGGCGGGGAAACAAACGACAGGATATAGGAAAGCCGCCCTGTCGCTCTAGTCAAACCCCAATGAATCCAGTATGTTAAACCACCCTACGCCGCGGAAAAGACGATGGGCAACCCGCTTTGCGAAGCCACCCGCGCGTCAGCTACTAAACCAAGGAGTTCCGTCCATGCCCCTCAAAAAAGGCGGTGACCAGAAAACCATTTCATCCAATATCAAGACGGAAGTCGCGGCCGGCAAGCCGCAGAAGCAGGCCGTCGCCATCGCGCTTTCGGAGGCTCGCAAGAGCAAGTCCTGATCATGCCAGCCCTCAAAGACCCAAAGCACGAGGCATTCGCCCAGCAGCTTGCGAGAGGGCTGAACCAGACCGACGCCTACACTGCCGCTGGCTACAAGGCGAAACTGGCGAGCGCCAAAGTCAATGCTTCACGGCTGCTAACCAATGCTAATGTTCAGGCCAGAGTGTCTGAATTACAGGCAAAAGGTGCTGAAAAAGCAATAGCTTCCGTCTCTTTCGAGGCGAAAGATATCTTCCAGCGGATGGAGGATTTGATCAAGCGGGCGGCAGAGGCTGGCGACTATAAGGCTGCGATGGACGGCATGAAGTTCGTGGCCCGCTGCTTCGGCTACGAGGACTCGCCGACGCTCACCCACGAACACGTCAAGGGCCAGGCAATCCAGGCTCCAGACCGCAAGCCGGATGAGAACGAAGGCGAAAAGCGCGAGGAACTCAGGGATTCCGTCGTCAAGAATTTTGCTGAGGAGCTGAAGAAGCTGAGGCGGCGGACGGGCTGAGTTTCAGGGCTTTGTCATTGGAGGCGGGGATGCTGTTCCTTTTTCTCGGCCTGGTGGTGGCAAAACCCCTTTGTGATCAATCGCTTCGATCTCTCCGAAACCAAGTTCTGCGCCTACTATTTCTGCCGCAGGAAAAATTTCTTCCTTACGAATATCAAACCATTCGCCCTTGATCCGCTTTGATTTGAAATGACGGTGCAGAGCAGATTCGATTATCCACGCGCCGCCATCAACAACCACAATGTATTCAACACATTCAAGGCTGAACGGTAGAGGCTTCTCCAACTGCGATATTCTCGCAGCAATATCGTATGTCCAGCCGATTTTGATTGGCTCATCATCGCGTCCCGTGCGGGTAAGAAAATACACATATTCCGTCATTTGTAAGGTTCCATTCTATGGAGCAGGGCGCGGCACGCAAGGTCTGTGCGGCGATCAGTTCCGCGCTTTTTCATATCGACAATGGCATTGGCAGAGACACCGAGAAAGCGGGCGCAGTCTGCATCGGACTTGGCGAGGCCGGCGGATTTCATCTCTGCGAGCCATCGCAGGAAAGCATCAGGCGACATATCGAATCCTTGTATGGTTTTGACAAGCTGGAATATACAAGCTGGCTGTATTTCATACAAGTAGAATGGATAGAAATATCAATGAGGCGAAGCCGAAAGGCAGAAAGAGGCAAATATGGCAAACTACGAACATTGGGATGGCGGAGTTGATAATTCCGTGGACAGGATGCAAAAACTGATCGAGCACAGATGTGCCGAGATTGAGAAACGGCTCACTGATCGTGCCCAGCAAGCGACAGCATCGGCGCAGGATGTCCGCATGGCATGCATGTCGCTTGTGTGTGAAGGCGCGAACCTTTTTGCTGCTCATGCGGCTGAGGATGCAGTTACCGCCGCTGACAAACTTGCTTCCTTCGTCCTGAACGGCAAGGCGAAGCCGGAGGAGAAGTCCAATGGCTGAGGAGGTCAAAGAGAATGCAGCGATCCGCATTCTGAAACGCCGCAGGGAAGAATGCAGCCGCAGTCTCGATATGGCTGAGGCTGCGGTGCTTTCGGCCCATAGCCGGGCTGGCGAAGCCATAGAGAACGTTGCTGGATGGCGGCGCGAACTATCTGAGATCGACGCCGCGTTGGCTGCTCTTGAGGCGGGAGGCGTCGATGGCTGAGGCGCGCGACAAAGATTTCGCAGTCCAAGTGCTGAAACGGCAAAAGGCGGTCTGCGAGCGTTCCATCAAGATGGGCGTTGCATTTGGCGGCCGGTACACGGCTGCGCTTCGCTGCGGAGACTGGCTCTCTTTGTGCAAGAGAGATTTGGCGGAGATTGATGGCGCCATTTCAAGATTACAGTTGGGAGGCGTCGATGGCTGATCAAACATCGAAGCCGCTTGAGCGCTTCACCGCTCGGCGCACGCGAAACGGCGGATGGATCATTGGCGAGGATGGCAGCGACCGTGGCATGATGTACCCGGAACATGCCTTCACCACCGCGGCCGACATGCTGGCGGCGCTGCCTGGGCTGATCGGTGCTGTTCCTGACAACGAGGCCGCAATGATCGCCAGATTGGATGCCGCGCGGCGAGCGCTGGGGATGGGTAGTTTGGGCGGTCCGATTTCTGGTCCCGGGACTGACCGTCTCGTCCCTCGGGGAGTATGAGGCGATGGACGCTGAGGCTATTATCCGGCGCATGGTCGCCGAAAACTTCGACGCTGAACGGGCATACGAGCGACTGTGCCGTGATGGCCAATTCACTACCACCTCCACCATCGAAGACGGCAAAGTCAAAACCGACTTCATTGATCTTTGGGAACTCTACAAGGTCGAGCCGAGAGAAGATGAAGAGCATGGCGGCGTTCGCGTCATCTCCGAATATCTCTGGCCATTGGGCTTGAGGTAAGGCAATGCAGGACCGAAACGAAATTATCTCTGCAGTCGTCCAGAAGAACCGCGAAGCGTGCCGCCCCAAGATCGATCCAACGAAAGCCGACATTTGGGTTGGCGTCCCTCACCAAGACGGCAGCATTTGCCTCGCCGGTCCTCTTAATGATCGGATGGCAGAACTGATCGACGCCTACCGACGCTCTGGCTTGAAGGTCTGTGCACCTAGCGCAGATGAAGAGACGGCGATCTACCTGCCGATTATCTCAGCGGGCTCAGCCATTGATTACATCGCTGGTCGTCATCGCGCTGTGGCCTGACGCTCGAACATCCTGCACCCACACAACTGGAGAATTTGAACCATGGCCTTTTCAGGTGTCCATGCCATCTGCGGCTTTGTCGGCGGCGATGGCTTTTCCAAATCGCCGTCTCTGTCCACTACCATGCCAGTGATCTGCAAGCCGGTATGGTCTGAAGCCCCAAGCACGGGTGTTACCAGCACCAATATAGCACCAGCCGGCAGTAGCAACGGGGCAGCTTGTCGAACCGGCCAGCCGATGATGCGCTTTCGGGCGTCGGCGGATTCATGGGTATCTGTCGGGACAACGCCAGACGCTACCTCGGGAACGCGGTTCCTTGTGCCGTCTGACACCGACTATGATGTCTATGTGGAAGCCGGCGACAAATTTCAGTGGATCGCGGCATAATGCATGTTGTCCCGTTACAAAGGAGATCGCTACAGGGCCGCTGCAAACCCTGAACTGGTGGCGTTTGTCGAATCCGACGAACTGCACTCGCTCGACTACGACAGCGCCTGTGATTTCTACGCTATGGTCGCAGAGACGGCCACTGAAGCGGATCTGGCTTATCTCGGGTGTGTGGATAGGTACTTCCTCTTTACCGCGATCCTGGGCCGGCATGACGGGTTTCATCCGTGGCTCTATGACAGGTGCCGGGAGGTGGAGTTGGAGCCGGATGGGTTCCTTGACCTATGGTCGCGTGACCACCGTAAAAGCTCGTTGATCACGTTCTCTGGCTGTATTCAGGAAATCCTGAGCGATCCTGACATAACCATTGGCATCTTCTCGCACACGCAAAAGATTGCCAAGGAGTTTGTGAAATGGATCAGGCGAGAGTTCGAGGCGAACAGCAAACTGCGGCGTCTTTA